GGAGACTTACGTCTCCCCCGGAATACACCCGGGGAGCCCGAAAAGGAAAGAATTCCTCTTACTTTTCCCCGGGGAGTGAAACTGAGGTCACACCTCTTTCACTAGCCCAACACGATAGGTCCCCGTGTCACGGGTCGGGCGGGACCTTGTCCTCAACATGAAAACAAGAGAAACCAACAAATGAAAAGGGCTTTTGCCTTTAATCAATTGGATGGTGGACTCTCATTTCCAGAAGAAGACTTCCTTGAAAACGGATGCTGCACAGTACTTTGGGGTTATCCAAAAGTCCATAAATACACAAGGACTTAAGGAGACCCTCAAGTGGATAAAAGCCATTAGGCTTTCATTCACAAGGTACTTAGCAGGTTGTCCTTTAGAACGTCTCGAGGGTGTCACCCTGAATAAACACGGACTCCCGGAAAAGTTTTACTTTCTCCACAAGTACGTGCTTAAGGGTGGAACTCAAGAGAAGAGATTCCTACTGACTTTACTAACAGTTAGTAGGGCTCTCACACTGGACCCTGAAGGGGACCTAGAGCCAATTACGTCGCCTTGGAAAGGTACACTCCCTCAAGATATAGGGAGGTTTTCCAAAAGCGGAAGAAAGTCTCTAGGCCTCCGTAAGATACAGTGGTTCTGAAAGCAACCGCATCCATCGGCAAAGAGTGGACCCAACGGGCACGCAATCTTAACCTCATCCTTTGATGCTGACCAAATATGGTTGGAAAGGGTTCTAGGCTCAAAACTCCTAGAATCTTTAACCACCATAGGCGGTCCTCAACTCGGGATGAGAATCAGAATGTTAGCCAGTACTGTCGGGGATCAACCCTTTAGTCACCATTTTAAGAAAGCGTTTAAGTTAAAGGAGACGAAACACTGTCTCCGACGCTTAACTTATATTAGTGATAAAGAGGGGAAAACCCGGACAATCGCAATCTTTGATTATTGGTCGCAGTCTGTCCTTAAACCCTTGCACAATTCGCTTATGCGTTTGTTACACAGGATTCCGGAGGACTGCACCTTTGATCAAGGATCTTGACTATCCAAGATCCCAAACAATCTCGACGGCGCCTATAGTTTCGACTTAACTAACGCTACAGACAGGTTCCCTATGGAATTACAGGAACACGTCTTAAGCTGATTAGTAGGTTCAACTAAGGCACACGCGTGACGTGACATCATGACTGGTTACGAATTTTCCACTCCCGATGGCCCTGCCAGATATAATGCTGGACAGCCCATGGGAGCGTATAGCTCGTGACCGATGATGGCACTTTGTCATCACTTCGTCGTACATTGAGCCGCTTGAAGAGCGCATAAGCGCCCTCGGGGGCTCTATGTCCTACTTGGTGACGACATAGTGCTATTCGATCATGATGTCGCAAGGGAGTACCAGAGACTCATGTCTGAGTTGGATGTACCGATCTCCTCTATGAAAACCCACGTGTCGAAGGACACGATGGAGTTCGCTAAGAGGTGATGGCACAGGGGGGAAGAAATTACCCCATTTCCAATATCTGCTGTAAGGGAAACCTACAACAGGTACTACTTGCTACATGAAACAATGCAAGTAGCAGAGACAAGAGGCTTTAAGTACCCTACCGCGGAAGCTAGATGAGATAGTTTGACCTCACTTTATGAGACATACTACCCGCCCAAAAGATCTAAGCGGTTAGTACGCCTCACAAAGGTCCTCGACTCCCTGAAGTGTTACCTCCAGGGCTCTCACACATCAGAGATAGTGTTAAACACTATCGATGATGAATGAGGTACGCCTACTGAGAAACGCAGTTGAGACCGAGGGATGAAATTTTCCCTTGGTCTTCCTGGTATCCCGCAGGAGGTCGTGACAGAGGGAGCTGAAAGAATTAAGAAAGAGCTCAAAGCCATGCTAGAGTCTCTTGAGAAGAAAACTGTTGACGACCCTGGTGTGAGCGTTATTTTCAAAACCGCTCACCCTCTCTGGTGACTAACGGAGCATATAGATAAGCTCCGAAAGGAACTGGAGAGCAAGGTCGCCGACCGTATATTCTCAGGAGATTTGATGAAAATATATGATTGGGTCAAGGAATGACCCATGATATCTTTTCACCTAGCTCAGCCGAGAGCTCAAACTAAAATTCTCTCAACTCAATCTCGGATGGTCAAGGCTGTACTGGCCCTTAGCAAGAAACCAGTCGGTCTAGCTCCGAATGAAGAGCCCGCTTGAATGAAATTACTGCGGGCGGCGAATGAAACTTCGCCTAATCCAAATATTATCTTCAATCCGGATCCGGACTTCCTGGTCGTTTGCAAGGAGCCTATAAAACTCTGACGACCCGAGGAAGAACCTTCCTAGGACATGGAAGGACACCTCCCCCACTCAGCGAATTCTTTCTCGAAAGAAAGCAGTTTAAAGGTAGTGGGTCGGACCCCAC